TTGCCACAATCCAGATCCAAGCCCTACCCAAGGGTAAAGAGCATTGAATTCTGTACCATTTAGCCAACGTTGAGTTTTGTATTTTGATGTATTTGCATAATCCAAAATATCAATTACTGAAGTAGAAAATGCAGAAGTCTGACCAGTTCCAGAACGTATTACTGTGCCGCTCCATAAGTAAGATGAACTAGATGCTTGTCCAACTCCGCCAGAACCTACGCCTTCGCCTTTAAGATAATGCCAAGAATAGTTTGTGGCTGTATCGCCATTGTATTGAATTCTTAGCGCATCGTAATCCGCTGCCCCAGTTGTAACGTCTTTGATAATTCCACGAATTTGAAGATGTTTATACCCACTAGGAATACCAGAAAAAGTAACTGATGACGCTGACGAAGACAACGTTACAGTAGCCAACGAGTCGTATCCACTCTCAGGTGTAAATGCAGAAGGTGTAGTAATTGAGTTTGATGCAGCGCTTGCTCCTGAAGTTCCAGTAGCGTTCGTCGCGGTGACAGTAAAGGTATACGCGGTGTTTTCTGAAAGTCCTGAAACGGTAATAGGTGAAGACGCGCTTGTCCCAGTGAGGCCGCCTGGGCTTGATGTTGCGGTGTACGTCGCTCCAGCGTAGGCACCAGGCGCTGTGAACGTAACAGACGCGGTGCTGAAGGTGAGTGCGGTGGCAGTGCCAACCGTAGGCACCGACGCAACAGGCGTGATCCCAGCTATAAGAGACTTATAGCGAAATCCACTCTGTCCCGAGTTCGAGAGACGTTGAATGGACATTAGACTATTTCAACTCCTGAAATGTGGAAGTTGACTGTTGTTGCAGATGCTCCACCGGTGACAATCTTTGGTGTTGCGTTTGCAGGAATGACCTGCTTAAGATCCATGATGACAGTATCATTTGCGGCGATAGAAACGGTTGTTGCAATAGCAACGCCGTCAATCGCAAGTGTGTATGTTGCGCCGGACGCTGCGGTGTTTGTCACAATGATGCTAGTGACGACCGTTGTTGTGCTTGTCGTAGGGACAGTGTACAACGTAGTCGCGGTGTTAGTTGTCGCCGCTCCACGAAAAAGAACCTTTGAAGTTGTAGCCATTAGTTACTACGCCTTTCCTTTGTTATGTATTTTATTCTAGTACGCGCTCATAATTGTCATTATTGTAAGATCATCAATATTTGCTGTAGGGCCGGTAGATCCTGTAGCGCCTGCGTCACCAGTAGGGCCAGTAGGACCAGTTGCTCCAGTAGCTCCTGTTAAACCAGTTGCGCCTGTTAGACCAGTTGCGCCTGTTAAACCTGTAGGTCCAGTTGGACCTGCGACAGTTGAATCCGCGCCAGTTACACCCGTTGCGCCAGTGTTACCGACAGCTCCGGTTGCTCCAGTGTTACCTGTAGGACCATCGTTAGCAGATGCAGCCTCTACCCAATAACCATCATAGTAAATGTAAACGTTTCCTGATGCAGAGTCGTACCATGCATCTCCAGCTTCAGGAGCAGCAGGAGGTGTTGTTGCTACTGTAGAGAATTGGCCGTCATCACCTGTAGGACCTGTGACACCAGTTTCACCTTGCGCACCTGTGTTTCCAATAGCGCCAGTATTTCCAATGGCTCCAGTGTTACCTTGAGCCCCAGTAGGACCTGTAGTACCAACTGCACCTGTGTTTCCTTGAGGTCCAACAATCTGTCCTACATCTGTCCAGGTAGAGCCATTCCATACATAAAGATTTCCATCTGAATCTACGATGTAAGCATCATTTACTTCTTGACCAGTGATTGCATTTAGCGCTGTTGTGTTAGCAACGCTTCCCTTGAAGTCAATTGACGTTCCTTGCGCACCTGTAACTCCTGTTACACCGGTTGCGCCAGTTGAGCCTGTGTTACCAGTTGGGCCGTCATTTGCTGACGCAGCTTCAACCCAATATGAATCATAATAAATGTATAGGTTGCCAGACGCTGAGTCATACCACGCGTCACCCTCTGCTGGAGACGATGGCGGAGTTGTTGCAGCAACTGCAAACTGTCCTTCAGCTCCTGTTGAGCCTGTTACACCAGTTAAACCAGTAGCTCCTGTTAGACCAGTTGCGCCTGTTAAACCAGTAGCACCTGTGTTTCCCTGCGCGCCTGTGTTACCGATTGCGCCTGTTTGACCAGTTACACCTTGTGCACCAGTTACTCCTGTTAAGCCAGTTGCGCCTGTCGCGCCAACAGCTCCTGTGTTGCCTACTGCTCCAGTTGAGCCTTTAGCAGCAAGCAGTTCCCAACGCGCTGATGACCCTGGAATGTGTGATGCGCTATCACCTAATGAAATCGCGGTGACGCAATAGTATGTACTTCCGTTGTATTGAACTGCGTCGCCAACTGCGTACGCAACAAAGTCCCATGAGCCAGACCAGTCAATTCCTGTTACGCCAGTAAGACCCGTTGCTCCTGTGTTTCCTTGCGCACCGGTAGGACCTGTAGCGCCTGTAGGTGCAAAGTCGCGAACGACTTTCCAGACTGTTCCTTCCCAGCGCCAAGTAGTCGACCCTGATGTGAATTCATCATTAACCGACGGGCTATTAGGAAAATCTATAGGCATGGGTCTCTCTCATCTAGCGCGACACTAGGGGATACTATACTATAAATCCAGCTTTTTATCTTAAAAGAAAACGCCCGCTCTTCCGAAGAAGGCGGGCGTTTCCCGTTAAGAAGGGGTTTATGCGGAGAGGTCTCCGACGATTACCCATGTATCAGTTGCACGCTTGATCAACGTTGCTGAAGACCACTGAGCGCGAAGCTTGAGGCCTGGAGTTCCATTGATTGTTACGCCAGCGCCACCGACAGTTACCTGTCCAGCGCCAGTCTGCAGGAGGTTAATCTGAGCACCGACTGCAATTCCAGGAACTGCAGAGTTTGTGCCAACTGTCAGTGTGATGGCAGATGCGTTGCTAAGCTCAACGAGCTTGTTAACGTCTGACGCAGCAAGCGTGTAGCTTGTGCCTGACTGCTGGTTCTGTGTCAGTGTTAGAACTGCATCTGAACCAGTTACGCCTGTTACACCAGTTGCACCAGTTAAGCCTGTTGCACCAGTAAGACCAGTTGCGCCCGTTAAACCAGTTGCACCAGTTGCGCCAATAGCACCTGTAGCTCCAGCAGGTCCAATATCACCAGTGCGAGCAAAGGTGATAAGAACATCGTCAGAGTTTGAGAATGAACCTGCACCAGATACGTACGCTGATGTTACGTTATAGAAACCGCCGCCTGCGTCGAATGACAAGGCAGAGATTGTGTACAACGCGAATACCTCAGGGTTTGCCTTTTGTGACACCTTGAAGTGACCCTTGATTGGGCTTGTTGAATCATCGATTGTCGCAAGGAAGGCACCAACGTTAGTTGACGCATCATTGAGCTGATGAATGAATGTGCTTGTAGCAGACGCAGGAGCAGCGTTGAAACGAACTTGACCAGCAGAGATACCGCCTGAAGTTGTTGTTGAGCTGAATGTGTAGTCGATAGTAATACCACCGAAGCTACCCTGCGCACCAGTTACACCTGTAACACCTTGTACGCCTGTTGGACCAGTTGGACCAACGTTACCGCCGACTGCTTCTACCCAGAAGCCATCGTAGTAGACAAACAAGAGACCGTTTGAAGGATCAAACCAAGCGTCGCCAGTTTCTGCACCGGTAGGAGCTGTAACATCATCTGTGTTGAAGCTACCATCTGCACCTGTTAGACCAGTTGCACCAGTAAGACCAGTTGCACCAGTAAGACCAGTTGCACCAGTAAGACCAGTTGCGCCTGTCTCACCTTGCGCGCCAGTTACACCAGTAAGCCCAGTTGCGCCTGTTAGACCAGTTGCGCCAGTAAGACCAGTTGCACCAGTTAAGCCTGTTGCACCAGTTAAGCCTGTTGCACCAGTAAGACCAGTTGCGCCTGTTTCACCGATAGCACCAGTGTTACCGACGGCGCCAGTGGCACCAGTCTGTCCAATGGCACCTTGGTCACCAGTACGTGCGAATGTAACAATAACATCTTCGTTATTGCTAAATGACGATGCTGAGCCAGATACGTAGCTAGCAGCAACTTCAAAGAAGCCGCTCTGCTCTGTTAGGGAAGAAATTGTGAATAACGCAAAGTCAGAAGAATCCAACTTGTTAGAAATTCGGAAGTGACCCTTAATTGTAGATGTAGAGTCATCAATCGTGCGCATAAACGCTTGAACATCAACGCTATTAACGTCAACGTCATCGAAGTACACGGTTGTTGCAGCTGTTAGATCTGCATTGTTAAACTTGATAAATCCAGCGCCTGGATCTGTGTTGCCTGTGTTTGTGCTGAAGTCGTACTCGACGGAGATACCGCCGAAGTTACCATCTGCACCAGTAACACCTTGTGCACCAGTTTCACCTTGTGCACCAGTTAAACCAGTTGCGCCTGTTAAACCAGTTGCTCCTGTTAGACCAGTTACGCCAGTTAGACCAGTTGCACCAGTTAGACCAGTTGCACCTGTTAGACCAGTTGCACCTGTTAGACCAGTTGCACCTGTTAGACCAGTTGCTCCAGTTTCACCAATTGCACCAGTATTACCATCTGCACCGGTTAGACCAGTTGCGCCTGTTTCGCCATTCGCGCCTGTTTGACCAGTTACGCCTTGTGCACCTGTATTACCAACTGCACCAGTTACGCCTGTTAGACCTGTTGCCCCAGTCAAGCCAGTTGCACCAGTTAAACCTGTTGCTCCTGTTAAACCGGTTGCACCTGTCGGGCCTACTGGCGCGGTATCACGAACAACAAGCCAGACAGTGCCATTCCACTTCCAGGTTGTTGATCCTGACGTAAACGTCTCATTTAAGACGGGCGAGTCAGGAAAATTGATTGCCATGTAGTCTCATTTCACTCGAGTGGGAGAGATTCCCGAGTATATTCTATATTAGATAGAAGAAGGTGATAGAGGTATAAACTGCGCTTAAATTACGCTGCTTCGTAGCTTCCTGAGATTGTAATGTTATCAGCAGCGCCCCATGTAAACGGACCACCGTTACCAACTACTGCCCATGTTGTGACAGCAGCATTTGTGCCAGGAATAATTACTGCAAAGCTTGTAGTTGAACCTGTGTAGTTGCCATTTCCTATGCCACCATACCAAGAAGCTCCATCATCAAGAATTGACGCAGAGAAAGTATAGTTTGAGTTTTCTGCTGCAACTGGAAGACTAAAGTTCCAGTGCCCATTGCCTGGACTTGTTGTTGAGCCGTAGACAAGTTTTACATGGAAGAAAACAGTTTTTCCTATTTGCTTGTATCGTCCAGTTAATGTGCCATTGCCTAGAGTGAATGTGCCAGTGTCAGATGTAATCGTTGGTGTGTAAGCTGACCATGCAGTTAGGTCAGACGCTGAAGCACCAGTTGCTCCTGTTAAACCAGTTGCACCAGTTGCACCAGTAAGACCAGTTGCACCAGTTAAGCCTGTTGCACCAGCTCCCGTCGCTCCTGTTGGACCCGCTACAGTTGAATTTGCTCCAGTAGGACCGGTTGCGCCAGTCGCACCTGTTTGACCAGTCTCACCTAACGCACTGCTCGAAGCTTCCAACCAGAAGTTGTCATAGTACACGAACATTGTTCCAGAGCTTGGATCAAACCAAACGTCACCAGTTTCTGCTCCTACTGGCGCAGTTGTTTCTGCTGTAGAAAATACTCCGTTGTCACCTGTTGGGCCAGTAGCTCCTGTTGAGCCCGTTACTCCTGTTAAACCAGTTGCACCAGTTGCTCCTGTTAAACCAGTTGCTCCTGTTAGACCATCTGCGCCAGTTAGACCTGTCGGGCCCGTTGCGCCTGTTGCACCAGTGAGACCAGTTGCGCCTGTAGCTCCCGTTAAACCAGTTGCACCTGTGCTGCCAGTTGCTCCTGCGCCAGTAACACCAGTTGCGCCTGTTGCTCCAGTAGCGCCATTTGTAACTGCAGGAGAAAGAAGTTCAAGCCAGTTATTTGCACTGATGAGAGATCCAACTGGATCTACAGCAGTAGGGCCTGTGTTAGTTGCAGTCTTTGCGTATGTAAAGATTCTTGCTGTTGTAACACCATTGACAGTGTATGTACCATTGAACGTAGCATCTACACCTGAGATGACTACCTTATCTCCAACTTCTAAGTTGTGGTCAGTTACTGTTGTAATAATCGCGGTGTTAGAAGCGATTTCCTTGCTTGAGATGCTAGTCGCGTCTGACGCAAAGATAAATGATTTGCTTACGTCTGAGCGTATTGCGACATCACCAATCTCAACCAAAAGCTCAAGCATCGCTGTTTCAGTGCTAACTGCAAAGGTGTCAGTGATTGCAAGCGCGGGAAGTTGAGACGTAATGATCTTGCCGTCGACATCCAACGACGCAACGCCGCCAGTTGCACCCTTTTGTAGAAGAGGAATGTAGTCTTCTAACGAAGTATTAAGACCGTCACTGCGCACGATGTCTGTAGGCAGCTGCTCATCAGGAACTACACCAGAAACATCAAGTGTTGCTAGTCCTCCAGCAATTCCTTCGTCAAGAGAAAGAATACCTGTGCCTGTATCGTAATTAAGTGAACCACTAACACTTACGATTCCACTCGTGCCTGTTGCACCTGTAGGTCCGGTTGCTCCTGTAGAGCCAGTTACACCAGTTGCTCCAGTTGCTCCGGTTAAACCAGTAGCGCCCGTTGCACCTGTTAGACCAGTTACGCCTGTTGCACCAGTTAAACCATTTACACCAGTTACACCAGTTGCACCTGTTAAGCCTGTTACACCTGTTGCTCCTGTAAGA